AGGTTAATTTCTATTACGGCGCGTCTACGGTCGGTCCGACCCTCGCGACCGTTCCCGTCAACACCTGGACCCACGTCGCCGTCACGTACGACGGGGTCCGCTCGAACATCTACGTTTCGTCCAATACCATCGGAACTGCAAATATCAGCACGACCGTCACGGGAACGCAAGCCTTTGTCCCCACGTACTCGACACATTTCGGGTACAACTCCGTCGCGGGCAATTACCTCAACGGCAACCTCGCCGACGTCCGCGTGTCCAACGTGGCTCGGTACACCGGCTCAACCTACACTGTCCCGTCCGCGCCTTTCACAACTAACGCAAATACCCTTCTCCTCCTCAAGTCCATGGCCGGTCAAACAGGCACGACCCTCCAGGTCCAGGGCCGCGGGCTCAACGCAGTTTCAATGGGTGCGACGCGTTCCGTACAGTCCTACCCCCCGGCGCCCATGAGTTCCTATTTGCTCGATACAACTTCGAACGCCTTGGTAACTTACGGGCAGGGGAAGTACGTGGCGAGTGCGAGTACGGAACTCCAGGGTTATGGCGGAAACTATGCGTACTATGCATTCGACAAGACGGCGCAGCCGTGGGGGCCTGCTGGATTCGTTTATACCTCCATATATACAGGAACGGTAGTGACGGTGGATGTGCTCGGCAATTCTTACTCGGGTGACTGGCTCCAGCTTCAGTTGCCGGTGTCGGTACTGCTTTCAAACTATTCAATCACGCCTGGTAACACATCACAAGTACCGGTGAAGTGGTGGGTCCTGGGAAGCCGCGATGGAACCAACTGGACTCTTGTTGATTCCAGAAACACAACTGCGTTGACTTCTGGCACCTTACAGACTTTCAGTGTGTCGGCATCACAGGCTTATAACTTTTACCGAATTACCGCTAATCAGGTGTCTAGCGGTAGCACGTGGCTCGTGGCCGAATGGACCCTCAACGGCACCGAAGAGTCCCTCTGCGTCACCAGCGACTCCAAGGTTGGCGTCGGCATCGCCAATCCGCAGAGGTCCCTCGAGGTTGCCGGAGACTTGGTCGTGGGCGGCACAATCAGTGGAGGCGCGGGCATGGGCTCGTTCAGGAATCGCATCATCAACGGGGACTTTAGGATCGATCAGAGAAACGCGGGGGCGAGTTTCATAGTGACCACAGCGGCCACTTATACGTATACACTCGACCGATGGTTTGGTTGGCCCGTATTAGGCAGTAAATTTTCAGTCCAGCAGACTTCCGTCGTTCCCCTCGGTCTGGGATTTAAAAATAGTGTGCTCGTTACGTCGCTATCAGGAGTCGCGGCACTGACGGGATATTATTACGGTTTCGGACAATACATCGAAGGCTACAACATTGCCGATTTGAACTGGGGGACGTCTTATGGATCCCCAGTGACCGTGAGCTTCTGGGTCCGTTCAAGTATTGCCGGAAGTTATTCCTTGGCTCTGGAAGGAGCGTCCTTCTCGCCTTCCTATATTGTTCAGTACACGGTAAGCGCCGCGGACACTTGGCAACAAATAGTATCTACGATACCACCACCACCGAACGGAACCACAGCCAACTTTCCATCTACAACCGCTGCCTCACTTAGACTCTGGTGGGATCTCGGGTCTAGCGACGTGTCGTACGGAACGGCGGCGGGCGTGTGGATTGCGGCCGACAAGCTTCGCGTCCCGGGGACGACAAGTCTTCTTGCGACGTACGGAGCGACCATGTATCTCACAGGAGTCCAGCTCGAGCGCGGGACTGTGGCGACTCCGTTCGAGGTTCGGAATTTCTCACAGGAGCTGGCTCTGTGTCAGACGTGGAACAACATGTCGGCTACGACCGGGTCCACGTCCCTCTGCCTCAACACGGCCGGTGGCAACGTCGGCATCGGGACGACGAGTCCTGCAAACGCACTCCAAGTTGCCGGAACTGCTGCAACCATCAGCGTCGGTGGCACGGCAGGCTGGTCAAACGTCGTTCAACTCGGGAATGTTTCATACAACCAATATGGCTCGGTTTCCGCATACCCCGCCAACAGATTCACGATACTCACATCGGGTCTCCCGGGTGTAAATGACATGGCAAACGCAAACGGTGGGCTATATGTGGCATCACAGGGACTCCGGCTCACGGGTCAAAGACTCGTGTGGGCCAACACATCTTACGAATCGGCAATCGAAATTGACGGCGGGCATAGCCCCTTGGCGGCCATCTCTCACGGACAAATACGGTTTTATACCGCAAACGCACAGCGCGCCGTGATAGACGAGAGTGGCAACGTCGGCATCGGGACGACGAGTCCTGGGTTCCCTCTCGAGGTTGTATCAGTGGTTACAAACAACTTTGCGGCGTCTTATGGTTTCTATAGCGGCTCAGGATTGACTACAGGTATCACCGGAAATCAATCTGTAGGTGCGAAAATTTCAGGATACGTCTGGTCCACGAATGGGTTTCTGGCCACGTCAGATGCTCGTATCAAGATTGTAAACCCAGAACCTATCTCAAATTGTCTGGACGCCGTCAATAAACTCCGTGTGTGTAAATACGAGTACATTGATAAAATTACCGACAAGAGCAACAAACTTGGCTTTATTGCTCAAGAAGTTCAGAAAGCCATTCCAGAATCCGTGACCATGTCGGAGTCCATCGTACCGAACATTTTTAAAATGTCCGAGAGTGTTCAGTCAAACGTCATTACAATCGCGGAACACGGACTCGTGGTGGGTGACACTGTAAAACTGGTGTACGGAAGTGGTGCGGTTGAAACGAATGTGTGTGTCGTTCGGGACACGAGCACTTTCCAGGTGGAGGCTGAAATCAAAGACGAAAGTGTGTTTGTATACGGTAAAAAGGTGAACGACTTCTTGACACTCGACCATACCCAAGTATTCACTTGTGCGATTGGGGCCATCCAGGAACTCTCGGCCAAGGTCACCGCGCTCGAGCAGAGCCTGAACTCTGCGGTCGCGAACATTAGTTTGCTCCAGGCACAAGTCGCTGCTCTTCAAGCGTCCCAGGGACCTACGGTCTCGCCGAGTCAATAGACTCGGTGCATTTGTGTGAGCCCACCAATCGTCTCGCCTCGTATGTACCGGTCCAAAATACACGATCCGTCCAGCGCCAGGTGACTCTTCCCGTTGAAGTGGACGAACCACGCCTGGGATTCGTCCAGTTCTGCCCACGGCACGAAGGTCCCAGTCTGGAAGAGCGTTTGACGATAGTCTAACGCGACCCGGACGTCCTTCACGTTCAAGTAAAAGTCATGCACGAGCCCCTGGTCGTCATAGGCCTGACGGTACTCGTCCCATTCGATCATCTTCCGGACGGCCCTCACGAGGATGTCATACTCTTCCCCGTCCATCCCTGTGGAGCGCCTCGATTCTTTATACTCTCAGTAAAGACTAGATGAATTACACTCCGGCTGCCCCGACCCGCCCAGGGGAGCTTCACTCCCCGTCGGCGAACTCCGTTCGCCTCATCTTTGCAGATTCGGCCAACAGGGACGCGACTCTTTACCCGTCCGGAAATTCATACGTTCTCCACCTGACTCAGCCGATCAAGAACATCGAACGAGTCGAGTTGGTCTCGGCCAGGGTCCCAAACACAATGTACAATCTCACGAATGGATCGAACGTTCTTACTATAGCCTCCTCGAACGTCTCTTTGAATCCTGGATTTTACTCAGTATATACCTTGGCACAGGCCGTGACCAACACAGGACTTGTGACTCTCGAGTACCTTCCGGCCGAGGGTCATTTCATATTTTATTCAGTCACTCAATTTACGATCAAAATTCAATCCTCAGAACTGGCAGCTCTTCTCGGTCTGGTAAATGGGACCACGTACACGAGCGCTCTAGCCCCCTTGACCGACCCTTCGTACTCCACAAAGTACATCCTGAAGAGCACGACCCTTGTCGACCTCAGTCTGAATGACTATATCTTCCTGGACATTGACGAGCTCAGGACGCCCAGTCACGTCGACACGGGGTCACTCCAGGGGACGACCGGTACCGTCAGTGGCTCGAACGCGAATCGAAACTTTGCGCCTGTAATTTTGGATGTAAATTCGGGATGCATCAAGAATTTCCATGAGAACAAGGACTACCGAGTCTCGGTCGACTACCCAGAGCCCATAGCGTCCCTCCAACGTCTGACCATCCGCTGGGTCGACAAGACCGGCGCACCCCTCGACTTCCGGGGTTGGGAGACGAACGCATTCGTCCTGAGAATTCATATCCGCGAGGACCAGAATGACCTGGTACTCCCGCCCCCGCCCCCCCAACAGGACGTATAAAACAAGCGTATAATAGAGGCTATGACGATCGCATATACGCCTCCACCACCGCCCAAGGAATCTAGGAGGAAGATTCCTTGGTGGTTGATTCTTGGTGTTTTATTGGCTGCTGTGTTTGTCTGGAAGACGTTCGGTCAGGCGCGGCCGGCTGTGGCGCCGGTCTAAGCCCGGGTCACAGCGTAGACGGCCGGGCTAGGCTCGTTGATCTTCACGTTGCGGGCCAGAGCCTTGATCACCATGTACACGACGATGGCCAGCAGGGTCGTGAACAGCGCGCTCAGCACATAGTACTGACCGCCGTTCTTGCTGACCACGACCACCTGGGAGATGATCCAGCGGACCACGTCCATCCAGGCAATCGCGCTGGCGAAGGAGAAGCCAGCCACGATGGAGTTCAGGGACTGAGACTCGAGCTGGAGAGCGATACTGGAAATCATGGAGGCCATTTTACTATTGAATGCGAAAAAAATTAGACTCGCTGGGATCCCATGGGACGACCTCAGCGTGAGAGGCGGTCGGGCAGTACTCGCGGGTCGTGAAGCCCTGGACGTCTTCGTCCTCGTACTCTTCTTCCTGGAGAATGTCAGAGTACCCGAGGTCTTCATCGTCGTCCGTGTCGTCCGTCTCGATGCGAAACATCGGCATACTATTCATTCATTTTGTCGACCGAGGCTTTCAACGCACTTTCGGCTGGGCTCTCGGGTTCCCACGCGCCCCAGGTGTCCATGCACTCATTCATCTTACGGGCCATGTCATCGGTTCCTTCGTAGCGGGCCCATTCTGGGTCTTCGTCCTCGTCTTCTTCCTCGTCTTCTTCCTCGTCCGAATCGGACTCGTCGTAAATTTCGGGGAACAGAGTCCCGATCTGTTTACCCGTCACGTACCTGGCTGAGTACATGAGACCGATCTTCATGTCCTGGGCTATGACTATGTCCCGTCCGCACGCCTTGGCGTAATGCGCCGCCAGTATCGTCGCGGATTCCATGACGGGCAGAAAGATGTCGAGAGCCGCCTCCATCTTTGCATTTTGCCTGGAACTTTATGGAACGTCTCGAGCGCGGACCCGTCTAGGACACCTCGGCGTTTGGAAACTCCAACTGGACCCGGCCGTTCTCAAAGTGTAGAAAGTTGTAGCTCGCGGCGTATACCCGAATGTCTCGGGCGGCCGCACTCGGTCTCAGGGCAATCTGGAGAATTTGATTCTTAATCATGGACATGTTGACCGAGCCTGTAGGGACGGCCCCCTCCGGGTCCAGACTGAACGAATACATGTAGAAAATTCGAGACGGGTTTCGAGTGTGATACTCGAGAGCCTGAATAGTACTCAGGAAAAGTGGCGAACCGACATCGATCGATATGCGCTCGGTCGAGTTGAAGAAGAGCGCCAGGGCCGCGAGCTGGTCACCGGTCCCATATACCGTCGACGTGATCGTACTTGCGGCCGTGTTGCTAAAGTCGTACCCGAGCGCCGAGTTGTTCTGAATGACGAAAAAGAGTTCCTTGACGGGGTTTACGAAGCTCAAAAGGCACTGGACCGAATTGATTCCGACCGGTGCGAAGAATGACATCCTCTGGACCTGTTCGATCGGGTACATGCGAGGTTTCGTTTTTATGTACGATATTTCGGCGTCCGAAAGGTACGTGTACTCGACGTGGAGATATGCCGTCACCGGCAGCGTATACAGAATACTCGTCTGGAGTGCCGTGTCGTACATGAACGTCGTCGAGGGTCTGAAACTTATACGGAAATAGACAGATTCTTTGAATGCGAAAAGTGGCAGGCCGCTCTTGAGGCACGAAAACTGTAGGGGAATCGTATAGGTCGAGCCCGGCAGGGAGTACGTCCGGGAGGTTGGTGATTTACCGATGAGACCCTTGAGAGCGCCCTGCTTGCCTGTCGGAATCTCAAGGTCCAATTTCATATCGATATATTCCCCGTATATTCGCTCGATCAGGAGGTTCCCTATGTACAATTCGATGAAATCGATCATGAGGGTCCCGACCGAGTCGAGGACGGAACTGGGCGCTCCATTTGTCTGTAAAATTGTCGGGTACAAAACTTTGAGGTACATGGCCGTCACGAGATCCCCCGATTTAGGAATGACAACGATCGATTCCTGACCGAAATTGATCGTCCCGTTATCGAACTGAACTTTGTCGACCCGGGACGTGAACTGCGTCTGGCCACTGTACTTTTCTATAAAATATGTAACCTCTGGATCGCTCGAAAGGGCCAAATCTTCCTGACCCAAAAAGGCCAATGAGGCGCGACCGGCCATTACTACTAAAGGAAAACATTGTTTTCGGACGGGACTCTGCGCGGCCTATATGCTGACAGTACCCGAGTTGAACATGACACCGGCGAGCCCGTTCTCGATCCGCAGGACGTTGTAATTTATGGCCGTAATTCGTAGCTGTTTCGGATCTTCATATGCGGTCGTCTTGACCTCGAGCAGGATCTGTCGGATGCGACTCATGTTGATCTGACCAAAGGGTTTTCCGGTCCCGGTCACGGTCGCGAATGCGTACATGTAGAAATCCCTGGATGGGTAATTTGTGTAATGAATAAACGGCTGGAGAGAATTGAGGTAGAGGGTGTCGGTCGTGTCGCCCGTGAACGCCTCGGTCCCATTGAAAGTCAATGCGAGGCTCTGGAGTCCGTTGTTTTTGTAGTCGTAATTGGAATTGGATATGGGCTGGATGACGAAAAACAATTCTCGGACCGGGTTGATGAGTTTCAATTGGAAAATAGAATTCGTAAAGTTCGACAAAAGGTCGAACGTCTGGTACTGGCACTGAGTTATGAGATAGTCGAGCCTGTGCGACTTGAACCAATTGATTTCTGGTTCGGAAAGATAGACGTATTCGACGAGAATCGTCGCCGTCAAGGTCTGGACGCCGCCGATCGTGACGGCCGTTAATTCTTTAAAGTTTCGAAAGGTCACGTGGACCTCTACGTCCTGACGCTCGAGCGCGACGATCGGGATCGAAAGTTCAGGGTTTCCATAGAAATAAAAGGGCAGGTTCGTGTAGTACGTTCGGCCCGGGGGCACGATGTTCGACGTGTCGTTCCGACCGGTCAGGAGCGTCAGACCCGGTTGATTTTCGTACGGAATATTGAGATCGTTCCAGAGTTCGATGTATTCACCAGAGAGCGTCTGGACCGATTGACCTCCAATCTTGAGTTCGGCCGACTTGATAGCCCAGGTTCCGACGGAATCATAGTAATTGAAAAGACCGGTCGCGAGCGTATTCGAAGCGAGTGGGTACACGGTGATAAACGTGTTCGAAAAGACGTTCTGGGACCCGGGGTTCGTCGTCCTGAACGATATGTTCGCAGTCTGGAGTGGCGTGTCTATGATGGTCGGGACCGAGAAAGTGTACGGAGGCAAAAGACCCACACCGACCGGATACGTCGTGTTCCCGAATGTCAGACTCGAAATTGGATCCTGCCCGCACACGACGGCCGTCATCATGTAGACTCCGGCATTGGCAAATAGTAGGGACGTATTCCCCGTGACGGAAATTAACGTCGAATTGCTCGTCGACGTGAAATTTGAACTAAAATCGATATTGCTATTCAAGTTCAAGTCCGTTACGTTCGGTTTGAAGAGTACGCCGTTTCGAGGAAGAACAACCCCGGCCTCTAGGTCGGGAGTCACGCCAAACTGGTGGATCGCGAAGAACGTGTTCGCGTCGAGGACCGCCGAGGTCGTCGTGACCATCCCGACGTTTATGGCGTACACATCGGTCGTGCTCGTCACGACAAGGGGGATCGAGAAGGTGAATGTCGGGTCGCGACCCTGAAGGGCCATGTCGTACGTGTAGCCCCCGATCGCGACGTTCGCGACGTACTGCCCGGCGGCTGGATTGTCTAGGTAAATGATCCCGGTCAAGAGGTACATTCCGCCCGTGAAAAATGTAAACGTCGAGTCGGGCTCGAGGACTGTGAATGCATTCGTCGCGGTCGACGTGTTTCCGTAGATCTGCACTCGGCTGTACTGTCCGGTCAAAGCGACGTTATTGTTTAATTTGAAAGCTTCTTCGATCGGACTGACCGATAGAAACGAACCAGGGAGAAGCTCCTGCGCCCCCGTCGCCGTCGTTATGAAGAAATAATAAGTGTTCGCGGTGTCCGGGATTGATATCGGGAGATAGACGGGCATGGACGGGTCCGGTGACACTCGGCACGTGTACGTGTACTCGAATAAAGGTGCGGTCGGTTTTCCATCCGGATCGCCATCATCCGACCCGTATGAAATGCTCGCAAGGGAGCCGGCGTCGAGAATAATCCCGGCACGCATGAGAAAAAGCCCGCCTCCAAAAAACTGGACGCGACCTCCGTCGGTTATCTTAAAGGCGGTCTCTTTCGGGTAGTAATTCTCCCAGCCTTTACTGGACGCAAAATCTAGGTAGGCCGGCACGCCGTCTTCGACTGTGAATTTTTCGGCGGTCGTGATGCTTCGGAGCTTCTGTAAAAAGAGACCCGTCTTTGTGTTGACTATGCCCGAGATCTGCAGCCACCCAGACTGCTCGAGCGTAAAGTCGGCCGGTCGCGTACCGACGACCGTCACATTCGATAAAATATTCGACGAACTATTTGATGTCAAATTTGAACTCGTCCCGACTGTGTAAATTAAATTTGCATTGTGATCCGCTCCGAGCTTGGGATCGAGGCCCCAAAACACGCCGAACGTTTCGTCAACCTCGACGTTCGCACAATTTTTGAACGTAAATTTGTTCGAGACTGAACTGTACGAAATGTACGTCGAGATCGTCCCGACCAGCCAGTCGTTGACGTTGATCGTGCTATAGTACGAAACGTTCGCACGGAGCGGTACGACGTTCGAGTACCCGTTGATTAGGACGTGAGGGAGGTAGTTGACGGCGGAGGGCTCGAGCCAGGTCCAGTTATTTCCAGGGTTTGTTAGGGCCGGGAGGTCCATCTTGAGCGTCAAGGCGCGTATGAGGTCGCCTTTCGGTGGGATACGACACCTGTTCGTCTGACCGAAAAGTACACTTTTATCTATAAATGGAATGTCGTACGCTTCAAGCACGAATGCGGTATGCCTCTTGTAGACGCCCGAGAAGTACGTCACTTGGGGGCTTCCTGTGAGGTACGCATCTTGTTGTCCAATTGCGGCCAGCTGGATGTAACCAGCTGACATCTCTAGTAAAGGAAAACATTGTTTTCGGTCGGTGTGACCCGCGCCCCAGGCCAGTCTCAATTTTGTTCCCAAATTACAGGATGGCTCTTCAGCTACGAAAATTCGACCCATCAAAGATGGGCGACGACAAGGTTTGCGTTTTCATAGGAAAGAGAGGCACGGGCAAGTCGACCCTCGTGACTGACATTCTTTGGCACAAGAAGCACTTGCCGTGCGGCATAGCCATGTCTGGAACCGAAGAAGGAAATGGGTACTACAAACAATTTATTCCGGATCTTTTCGTTTTTGGAGACTACAACAAGGAGGCTATCGAGAAGCTCATTGAGCGTCAAAAGAGGCTCTTGGCGTCCGGTCGCTGTGCGCCCGTCTTCATCCTCATGGACGATTGCATGTACGACCGAGCATTCATGCGGGACACGGCGATTCGTCAGCTCTTCATGAACGGCCGTCACTGGAAGATTTTCTTTATGATGACGACCCAGTACTGCATGGACATGACGCCCATGATTCGCACGAACGTCGACTACGTCTTCGCCCTGCGTGATAATGTCCGGCAGAATCGCGAGAATCTTTACAAGGCGTTCTTTGGGGTCTTCCCGTCTTTCGACTCGTTCTCGCAGGTGATGGATGCGTGCACTGAGAATTACGAGTGCCTCGTGCTCGACAACACGTCCAAGTCCAATCGCATAACGGACTGCGTCTTTTGGTACAAGGCACCGATCCGTCGTGGATTTCGGGTCGGCGGTGCGGCTTTCTGGCAGTACCACCAGAAGCACTACAATGCACGGGCGGCCTCCCAGCGACCATCGGTCGAAGAGCCAAAACGTCGGGGAGCGACCATAGTCGTCAAAAAGGGCAAGTAGCGCGGCTGACCGTATTCTTTCTTTTCGCGACCGGAATTAATGGTGATGACCTATGATCCGAACGTCGATACTATGTCGACCCCGATCAACGAAGAACTCGCGGTCCAGGCGCTCGCTCGGAACGAGGAAAAGCCGAGCGAGCGTCAGAATTCCGTGCCTACGGGATTGCTCCCTGAAAAAAACCTAGACGAATCTCAAATGGCGGACTTTTCTACACCAATCGAGGATGTTATGCCCGGTCCGGGTCGTATGCTCCAGGACGAGGTTATGGGACCGCCCATGTCTCCGATGATGCAGGGGAACCGCCCGACGCCCCGTGAGACCAAGAGCTCCCCCAAGTCCAAGAACCCGTTCGGACTCACCGACGATCAGTTCATGGCGGCGCTCGCGGGCGTCGCCGGCGTCATCGCCTTCTCCAAGCCGATCCAGGGAAAGCTGAGCACGATGGTCCCCAAGTTTCTGGGCGAGTCCGGTGAGGTCTCGGCGACCGGCCTGGCCGTCACGGCCCTGATCGCCGCGATCATCTTCTACTTTGCGAAGCAGTTCCTGAAGGACAAGGCCTAAGCGTCCTTGATGACGTCCCCGCAGTACTTGCGGTCGCCCGCCTTGACGTAAAGCCCCTTTGCGATGCACAACTCTTTGAGTTTTTGAAAATTCTCCCAGTAAACCTTCGTGTGGTCGTACTCAGGAACTGACATGTGCGCCAGTTCGTGGATCAGGACGTACACCGCCGAATTTACATCGTCTCCATCCAGGCAGATGTAAATTTCGTACCCCTTGTTTACGTTCGAGCCTATCACGCCATCCTTCTTTCCGTATATTCCCGTGATTATAGACGGGCTGAGAATAGGACGCCATAGCGGATCGCCAGTCTGACGGAGCATATCCAGTATCATCCAGTATCGGTCCTTGAGCTGAGCCAGCATTTTAGGTTCCTTATTCAGGTGAACAACGAGCACCAGAATGAGAAACGCTACGACCAAGACGATGACCATTCCTATTGTTTATTTGGAATAATTTTTCGGAAGACGAATTTCGAATACAAATCAGAGACGAGACCATTGGGTCTGGGAAGCATTGGTTCCCAGACGAGCATCTCAAACCC